CCGGTAGCTTTACAGAAGAATTTTCCCATTTTGTATCATAAATTTTCTCGAGGGAAAGATATTCCTGCATCTCCCCGATCACACTGTCATATAATGCCTGGATATCTTCCTTTCTTTTTGCCACCCTGACAGCCTCCATTTCCTTAAGCTGGCTGTCGATAAGGTTTACTGGCTTGTCCACGATCTCCAGAAGGCCGTCAACGCGCACTTTAAAAGCATCGTACGGCTTCATCCACTCTGCCTTAACCTGTTTCCGGCTGTCTTCGATCTCTTTTCTCAGCTTACGCAGATTTGCGAGTTCGCCTTTCGCCGTGGTTCTTGACTCTTCCGTGAAAACGGCACCTTCGTACTCAGCCAGCTTCTCCCGCAGGCCATTTTCCAGTTCTTCAAAATTGACTTTTATAATTCCGTTGGTCTGTGCAACCTCAAATTTTAATCCCTGCATAATAGCAATTCCTCCATATTCATTTCATATTGGTTCCCGTTCAGGCGTATTCTCTTTGTGATCCTGTGCCGCTGGTCTGCTTTCCGCTGGCACTCATCACATGTTCGACCCTCTCCCGGATCGAGATAGCAACCACATGCATCACATTGATATCTCATTTTTCATCACCCTCTTGATTTTCTGCGGTCCGCATGGTATCATGGGCTTGTAAAGTTTTTTCTTGATTGCCGCTGTGAGTTCGCACCTCGCGCGGCTTTTTTCTTCCCTTGCCGTTTCCCCAACCATACGAATTCCAACCGCCGGCCGCGGCCGCTCTGTATGTACCGTTCTTACGCTTGCTCAACGCCATCACCCCCTCACCAGACATAATATAATAGCTACCAGCGCCGCGATCACCACGGCCTCGACCTGCGCCGCTGTCCGATAACTCCTCCGGCCCTCGTACGCCTCGTGAAACATACGGTTCCAGTAGCGGGCGCTGAAGCCTGCAAAATAGTTACGCATCGTTATCACCCCTTCCCTCCAAAAACAATATCCTTCATGGTTACTTCTTTCTCCGGCGTCTTCCTTCTCTGCGGCCGGATCATCGATTCAGATTCCGCGCCTGTTCTCTCGGCTTCTGAATCCTCTTTGTAAAACTGGCTCGTCGGTATCCTCCAGTCCCCTAACTTCCGCGTGGCCTGTATCCTGCCACTCTTAATATAGTTGAGTACGGTTGACTTCGAGCAATGCATTTTAATCGCTATGGCTTTCGGGGGAAGAAACTCATCCAGCCCTACGGCTTCCAGGTACGCAACGCGGTCTTTCAACGCTGCATTTTCTTCCTCCAGTCGGTTAAGACGGTCTTCGATTCCCACGGTTATCACCTCCTTACATCTTGTATAATTTTCCTTCTCCCTCTATAATGTAAATATCAGCACTGCCATGCTGAAATACTAAAGAAAGGAGATTTCTATGGAAGTCAATTTATCTAATACAGATGCTCTTTTCATTTACGGACATTTTCGTAAAGAGGCCCACAAACTTGAAGCACTAAAAGCTATGCCAGATTGTCCAATCTCAAAAGAAAATCTGGATCAGGATATTCAGCTCTACAATTCTATTGCCGACAAATTCCGTGATGCATATCCTGAGCTATCTGGTCTCGACAATTACAGAATCTAATTTAAGAAGCCTTGGATGCTTCAGCCTCCAGGGCTTCTTTCATTTTTCTAATAAGCATATCTGTAGATTCATATTTTTCAATTTTAACAACGTAAGTCATGCCTTGATGCTTAACCGCTTTCACGTAATCGTGTTTCTTACAGTTCAAAAGCCAAATAAATATTTTCCACATCTCTCTCACCTCCTATTAAATTGTCAACGTGCACTTATCTGTCTGTTTTTCTGCTGCTACAGCGATTCTTCTTATGAGCATTCTGGCTAGCAAGCAATATGTTTCCATTCATAAGCCATAAGTTCCGATTAGTATCCTGAAGACTCTTATAGATTTCTGCTATAGTCTGTAATTCTTTGTCTTCCACTGGAATGTTTTTTAAGTCTGCCATGTCTTTCACCTCGCTTTCTATCGTCTATGACGTTATCATACTCTTCTTTGACGGATTTGTCAATATATTTTTTCGTCATTGACGTATTTTCTTGACAATGACGTATTTATGGTTTATACTTATAACATAAAAGGTGGTGATAATAAGATGGAAATGAAAGATAGAATTAAAAAAATTAGAAAAGATTTAGATTTAACTCAACAGACATTTGCAGAAAAAATAGGAACAACAGCTAATGTTCTTACAAATTATGAAACCGGAAGACGGAATCCATCGAGTTCAGTAATTAATAATATGTGTAAAACATTTAACGTCAACGAAGAATGGCTCCGCACTGGAGAAGGTGATATGTTTACAGCCCCACCAAAAAACGACCTTATAGCTAAGGCCGCTGTATTATTAGGCGAGAAGGATCCAGTTTTCGAAGCATTTGTTGATACATATAGAAAACTGGACCCTGCTAACCGTAAAGTTTTAATAGAATGGGGGCTTGATTTTCTTAACAATTTAAAGCAGCGTTCTGAGGACATTTAATTTTATCCGACCTGCTTTTATCTGGATAGGAATTAGCAAAAGTATAGACAGCAAGTATATATTCCATATCATCGCTTGCCTCTATACGTTGAATAGTTAGGATTTTTATATCATCAGTTGTCATAAATATGTACCTCCCTTTCCGAGAATACCTGTAAATTGTATGTGCTATACATATATTATAACACAAAATTGTTTATTTTGTATATTTTATAGTACAATAGCTATTGGCAAATTCTGGTATTTTCCATTTTTTACCATTATTTTTGTTCAAAAAGCACAATATTCTGAAAATGCCATGCATCAACACCGGGAAAGGAAGTATGACACATTATGTGGGATAGCAGATCAGAACGTATGTTCTGTTTTGTTCTATAAAAATTATATTACTATTAGGACTAAAAATCAACCCTTTTCAGAACATTTGTTCTGGTGGATTTCTTACAAATTATTAAACCCTCTGTGTTGGTCGCACAGAGGGCATAAGTAGACATACCGGCAAGGCGCCGATATACAATATTAAAGAGCACTTATATTGTATCATTTCCGACGCCACCTGTAAATCGGTATGGCGTATTTTTTGCGCTTAAAATCCGGCTTTTAGGCCAGAAAGAAGATGATACGATGAGCATTCAAGAAAGTAATTACACCTCTAAGAAAACAAGGAAAACAAAAACGAGGTATTTTGCAAACGTCTGGTACGCTGAGGAGAAGCGGGCCATTACTGGTCCCATGCGTGATTCAAAAGCAGACGCCAAAAAGGACGAGGCAAGAATCATATTGGAAATCGAGGCCGGCCGCGCGCCTGCTCCAAAAGTAAAAAAATCCGAAAAGGTGGACGAGGTATACAAATTATGGCATGAGTCCACAAAACCGCCGGTATACGCCAATAGCACATGGGAAGTATACGCCCAGTTCTACGGGGATTATATCAAGGAAGTTTTTGGAGACGAAACCATTGATAGCATTAAAAGTATGCATATACAGCGTTATGTCAATGTCATGAAAGAAAAATACAGTCCAGAAGTAGTCAATAAATGCATTAGTATCCTTACTAATATATTTGGATTCGCCATGGAGCCGCTGAAATGTATTACCTCGAACCCGGTAAAAGGAATTAAGCGTTGCAAAGTACCGAGAAAGAAAAAGATCACCTGGAACGATGATATGGTAACTTACTTTCTCGATCTACCAGACGTCAGGTCTTCACACTATTATCCCATGTTAGTGATTTCCGCTCTCCTGGGCGCACGGCCTGGGGAAGTCTGCGGCCTGCGAGAAAACGGCTTGAACAGCAAGCCCACGTATATGATTGATTTTGAGAAAGGATATGATAATTGGGAAGTGGATACTGATCTTAAAACCGGAGGATCACACCGTACGCCACCGATACCCAAATATCTATATGATATCATTCACCGACGCTTGATCTGGAAACGGAAAAATCATATGGTGGATCATTCGTGGGGGGATAACGATTTTCTTTTTGTCAGCCAGAACGGCAACCCGATAAAACCGCGCCAATACGGGAAAGCGTTTAAACGGCTTTTAACGTCACATAACCACCAGATGGAGGAGTATAAGGAAGAACACGGGAAACTGCCAGAAGGGGCATTTTTGTTGCCTGAAATCACATTGTACGGACTCCGCACAAGCTTTGCGACGAACAACATGCGACGCTGTCCAAACGCTGCTCTTATCTCCTCCGTTATGGGGAACAGTCCCAAAACACTTATGCAGTTTTATGCACAGGCTGAAACAGATATGCAGATGGATTTAATTAGTGGATATGCTGCCGGGAAGCTGGAAGCAAGGGAAAAGGAGAAAAGAAATGCGCTATGATAGCAACAGAAACAAGAGAAACTTTAAGCAAAAACTTTAAGCAAGTTGCATTATGTAAACAAAAAACGAGTCCCCGAAACTCGGGAACCCGCATAAACACTAGCTTTCTTAGAGAGCGCGAGACGGGGATCGAACCCGCGACCCCAACCTTGGCAAGGTTATTTAATATATATAATAAGAAGTAACACATACAAAAAGCGGCTTAAAATCAAGGTTTTTTGAAAAGTAGATAGTGTATAATACCATTTCAAGCACATATCGACTTTAAGCAAAACTTTAAGCATTTTTTAATAGTGAAAATAGTGATTTAGGTGAGGTTACAAATGGAAATACTCAACTCAAATCCAAATTATATACTGGTTCGGCCGCGTCGGGAATCGTCGTTACCAGCCGGAATAATCCCATATCGCTAGAAAATGTCAGCGGACAGATTCTTGCCCATATTGATAGTAATCAGGTTGGGTATGTATCGACATGTCCCACTAATCCGGTCACTTTTACGATTGCTAATGGCCGTGTAAAAATGTATGTGGATAATAATCTCATAGGATACCTTACTACCACCACAACTTAAATGATCATTTGTTGCCGATGGCGACCCAGATTAGTGTGATCTCCTTATTCGTCCAATGTTGCCCGGCTACGTTTACGGACACTGAAAATCCGGTAGTATTAACTCCGCGTACACTGGCCGAGCATTGCTCATATGAATACGCTACCATAGGTATTACACAGATATCGGTATCTGCAAAGGTATAACCAAATGGTATATTACAATTTCCATTCTCGTCTGTGGTTACCACGCAATATGTGTTCCACGTAATTTTTTTGTTACCAATAACCATTGCCGTTAAATCACTATTTTTTCCAGTTGTATTTCGAACATTTGTTTGTTATCATGATATCAAAGGAGATGATACTATGGCAATATGCACCCTGGAGCCCGACATTAACCAGTGCCCGTATTATAACGACGTGTCACAGACATGCAATGGCGGCCCGCAAGAATGTGGATTTTATAAAAAAACAGAGCCACAAAAGGCAGAACCGGAGCAGATGGAGCGCCGGGTGAAGTGGTATGAGAAGTACTACGAGAAACGATAAGACGGCAGGACGAAGCTAATTGGGTGGCTACCGCCCTGCTGATATGAGCATACTTATTTAACAGTTTGCAGACTGCGTTGTGACGAATTCACATACAAATGCCGCTCTGGTAGTGGGGGATTGTGCAAACCAGGGCGGCCGTAAGAAGAGTTGACACACAAATTATATCACTTTATACAAATAAATCAATATTATTATTGTCAATTTATCAACAAATTCATATAAAAATACGGCCCGCCAAAATGGCTAGGCCGTAAATTAGAAAAGCAAAAACACAGTGATTATAGCACGCGTATTTCATTCTGTAAAGAAGGAATTTAAGGGTACCCATTTACTGATCACCTATACATGATTACGCACAAAAACCGCCCAGTGTATAGGGATACTGAGCGGCTTTGCATGAATGCTCTTACTGGGCGTGCCAGAAAGATATAAGATATATAATACGAGCAGCCTGATTATATCATTTCCAGAGAGTTCTGGCAATACCTTTCTTCTCCAAAAATCAACTTTTTCGATTTTCGTAATGTTTTTATTCAAACAGTACACCTTAACTTCACATAATCAGCTGTATGCTTCCCCTTTTCCCCTTGCCAAGCACCTGTTAACGTGCTATACTAAACATGCGAATGGAAGTTTTACGATTCTCCAACAACCTATATTTTCTCAGAGAGGTCCAGACATTCTTTACAGTGTCTGGATTTTTCTGTCCGGTTGACATTTTAAAGTATTTGGCATATACTAAAAGTGCAGATAGAGATATGCTGTATACCTGCATAACCGAATTAACGTTTATGCGACATGTAATGTCGTCGGCCGCAGGGCCCGCCATGAGGCGGTTATCATTCCTTATCATATTTAAATCAACAGATCCCATCAAGCCTCTTAACCAATGCGTAACACGGTGGGCCTGACCCCGGAGCAATCCGGGGTTTTATATATCGATATTATTGCCCTTATATGAAGTAAGGCGGCCCAAGCGGACCGCCCTTTTCTTACCACTCAAACTGGCTGCCGAATTTTCGGCCGTGATGTTCCCTACAGTGCTTCGATAAACTTCTTCACTCCCTGATATATCTCCTTGTACGGCAGCCCCTCTACCATCAGCGTGGCCAGATGCAGCTCCACCACCGTTTCCAGCGATTTTAAGTGCATCAGCGTCCTCTGGTCTGCCTTGTCCCTCCCGCCGCTCTCTATGCCTAATCTGCGGTTTATGAGATTGGTCAGTGACACATAATACCGGTCTGCATGCTGGCTTCCCTGTGCCCTTGCATATTCCACGAATAACTTGATCTGATCCGTCTCGGCCTTGCGTACCTCTTTGGTCTCCTGACGGATTCCCAGCCACTTCTCGTCTTTTTCGGATGCGATGTAGTAGCCGTTCTTTTTGATGGACTGAATAACATCATAAACCCAATCATAAAAATCCCCAGCAACCTTTTGCCTGGAATACCTACAGATTTCGTATATTCCTTTTTCGGGATACATATAGGCCCTTTCGCCATTCCTGTAATGTGGATTTGACCCCTGCAAACTGAGGGGGTCAACTCGACACGGTCTATCCTGCCAGCATTTTTACAGAGTTCTCCTGAATGAATCCCTTAATCTGGTCATATCCCCAACCACAGCTTATGAGGCTACTCACCAGCATTTCCATGGATTCTATTTGTTTCAGTTCGTCTGACGTCACATATTCCCGGATACTTTCCTTTCCCTTCACTCCATACTGCTCCTGGAGCTCCTTCATGGTCTTTCCAAAGATGGTCTTATAAATAAGCTTTGTGTAATTGGGATACATAAATTTCTTATGAGGGCTGTCGGATACCTTCATTTTGATTGTATCTGTAAGAATATGGCGAACGATTACTCCTTTATCCCGTTCGATCTGCCATTGCTGACG